TATAAAATCAATGCTTGTAGCATTAGCGGAACAGCAGGCCGAGAAAATGAAAGAAGAAGCTATGGGTCACATAGCATCTGATGAGTTTTCAGATATGCTTGCTACAAAGATGAATGAGAAAATTAATATTCCATTTGTTAAGGAAGATAAAGAACAAATTTTCTTTGAAGAAATGATGGATGTAGTAACTGATTTACTAGAAGGCGTATTCAAAGGTAAGTGATGCCGAAATTTGGTAAAAGAAGTCGAGAAAGACTAAAAGGCGTTAACTCAAAATTAGTTAATGTATGTAATGAGCTAATCAAAATAATGGATGTTACTATTATTGAAGGTGTCAGAAGTGAAGAACGTCAAAAGGAATTGCTGGCTAAAGGTGCAACCAAAGTTAAGTATAGTAAGCATATGGAAGGCAAGGCAGTAGACTTAGCGCCATACCCTATTGATTGGGATGATAGAGAAAGATTCCATTATATGGGGGGGATGCTTCGTGGAATAGGTCAGCAACTTGGTATTAAACTACGCTGGGGTGGTGATTGGGATTCTGATGGTGAAATAAAAGATAACAATTTTGACGATTTAGTCCATGTGGAGATGCGTGATTAATGCCTAAACAATATCACACTATCAAAGATTGGTCTGGCGGTTCTAATAATAGAAAAGACCCAAGAGATATATCTGATAATGAGAATTCATTTATTCAGAATATGTCTATTGACGCTCTAGGTAAAATTAAAACTGCTGGGGGTTTATATGCGCATATAAAAGGCGCTGATGGTTCTGCAAATTTAAGTGAGTATATTGTAGAAAGGACTGCTAACCTTGTTGGCTCTGGTGGCTATGGTTTATTTTATTTTGAATCTGACCATAGTAAGGATAATGAATATACTATAACTGATACAAAGCATCCTGGTACAGGTGATGATTTAGAATTAGGTACTGGCTTTGGGAATATAAAATTTCAGGCAGCTCAAACCAGTGCTGATGATAGTGAAACAACTGCTCCTCCAGAGTATGAACCTCGTGGTTAAATAATGCCTGTTCCTACTCTTCCTCATATGGTATTAGTTGGTGGTGTAAATTCTACATACAGTACAATTTATACATCAAGTATTATTAAGATTGGTGATAATATTAAAATAACTGGTACCAGTGCTAATGATGGGATATTTACTGTTGCTGATATTGTAACCACACTAAGCACAGCAGATGCTGCAGGTACAACATGGACAGATGATACACGCTCAGCCGATATTCTCAGTGGGACAACTATTATTATGGATGGAGCACAGGATAAATTAGTAGCTGGTTTATCTGTAAGTGGTACAAATATACAAGCAGATACTTATATATCAAGTGTTACATCCACATCCGACCCAGCAACATTTGTAATATCAAAATCAGTAGGAGGCACTGTCAGCGGAGGAACTACTTTAACCTTTGGGGATAATGATGTTTATTATGTATTAAAAGGCAGGTCTATAACTACAGATACTTCAGGTGGAGACCCTGAGATACAGGTTAGTAGGGCCCCTGGTGATAAGATGATTGCTCTTGGTGATGTAGATAGTGCTGGCGGTGTAGATGTTTGGTCTACTAATGCTACTACTGATTATTCATCTAAGGATGATGGTTGGACTATTTCAGAAATCACTCCAACACTTGATGGTGATGATGCTAAGTATATTTATCATTTTGCAGATGAGGCTTTAAGAGTATGTAATATAAATGAAACCAATTCAACTTTAGTTAAATGGTATGGCTATATACAAAGAAATCAATTTAATCTTCCTACTGGCCCAGTCTTTGCTGAGTGGCAGGAGCATCCAAATCATTTAGCCCCTCCAAGAATTGCTTCTGGTAAGATTACATATGCATATGGTCATACAACTCATGATAATTCTACTGCTGCTAATTGGTATCAGAATAATAGAGGAGTCGCTGTACATAAAAAAGATTCTGTAAGCGATTTACAATTAGGTCTTAACCCATCTGCAACAGCAACTGGACTTAAATTCGAAAATACGTCAGGAGCAGATAGAACAGGTAGGGCTATAGTTGGTGAGGTTATAACAATTAAAGAAGCTAGCGGTGGAGTTGGAGATTTAGGTGATTACCCACAAGAATTTTTATTCTGTAAATCAGCATTTAAACCATCAACTGGTACTGCTATATATTCAAGAGCATACGGAGGAGCATTACCTGCCGGTAGGGCACCATATGATTACGCTGACAATGAGAATCCTATAATAGAAAGAGGGTTAGGTTTTAATATTGGTATCAGCGATGGCTCTGGTATTGGGGCATGGGAAGATGGTACATATGAGTTTTGGCAAACTTTTATTTATGATGGCAATCAAGAATCTCTTCCCGTCCAAGTTGGAAATGGTGCAGCTACTACATCATTAGATACTTTTACTCATGCAGCCACAGGTAATAAACCATTAAGAGTTTCTGTTTATTCAGACTTAGCATATAATGGTAGGATAACAGGAGGTAGGGTATATACAAGATTAAATGGTACAGATGATGATTTAATTTTATTAGCCGATATAGACATTGTGAAAGGAGTGAGAACAAGTCTTGATGGAGATCATGTTCCTTGGACTTATACAACTGGGAAAGGATACCATGTTCTAAGTGGTGCTTACGGAAATGCTATCAGGCCAAACTTGGATACATATACAACAATAAATGGATTCAGCCCTGATTTAAAGTTCTTAGGTATAGGCGGTACTAATGAAATATATAAAGCATCAGTAGTAGCAAATAGAAGAACATTTGTTGCTAATGTAAAGATCAAAGGAAGGTCTGGAGAATTAGAAAAATTTGGTGATAGAATTATGTACAGCGAGATAGGAAAATTTGATACATTCCTTGAACATAATTTTATAGATGTATCTAAGGGAGACTTTGGAGAGTATACTGCTTTAGAATCTTATTCAGATAGACTATTAGCATTTAAACATAACTTAGTTCACATTATTAATATAGCAAGCCCAAGTGCTTCTAATTGGTATCTTGAGGAAACTGTAAAACACTTTGGTGTCAACTTTCCTTTTAGTGTTGCTAAAACTAAATATGGTATAGCATGGGTATCAGATGATGGTTGCTATCTATACGATGGTAAAACAGTTAGAAACTTGATAGATAAAAAAATTGCTGTTAGTAAGGCATCTTTTACGGATACTGAAATAAATTGGAATAGTTTTTATAGAGGCTCTGCTATAGTTAAGGATGCTATGCTTGGATATGACCCAATAAGTAATTCTCTTATAATGATGAGAAGTCCTAATGATGCATCTACTAATTCACACAAGTCATTTGTTTATGATTTTGATAGCAATGGATGGACATACCATGTTGGTATATTTACTGATAGTAAGTATTATACAAACTTTATTACAGACTGGAATAATAATTTAAGTCTTGGTGAATATGATGGAAGTAGTGATGTAGAATTTAAAAAGTTTTTACCAGTAAGTCTTTCTCAAACATCACAAGAATTTTTTACAAAAGACATAGACTTTGGGCAACCCGGATTAATAAAAAAGATATATAAAATTATTGTCACATATAAATCAGATGGGGCAGAGACTACTCCATTCAAATATGCAGTTGATGGTAGTCAGGCCTTCTCTTCATCTTTTACTGGTAATTTTGTAAATACATCAGATTTATGGGATGTAGTAATTCTCACCCCTTCTTCTATAATATCGTGTCAAAGTGTACAAATTAAATTTGATGCACCAAGTACCGGTGTATTTGAGATAAATGATATGACTATTCAATACAGAGTCATTAGAGGAAAAGTAGCAACATAATGGCATTGACTGAAAGAGATATCAGAAGATTAGAGAACACTAAGCAAAACTCTATTGAGTTCCAAGGAAAACCTTCTATTCACGGTATGGTAGATGGACAGGTTGCTATTGAGAAGAAATCAAATAGTCAACTGGCTTTATATAGAAAGAAGTATGGTAAGTTGTGGAAGATGTATATGTCTTCAGATGGTAATCAATATGTTGATGGTACATTAAGAACTAACACATTAGAATACACTCATAAGTTTATAGAC